ACACCAGCACCAGCTGCTACAGGAACCTGAGTAAATGCACCACCGATAGCAGCGCTACCAGCAGAAGCAGCAGAGAAGTGGCGGCTAAGGAAAGGAGCAGAAACAACAGGAACTGGCCCCATTGGTCCCATAACGTGAAGTTTAGGACCTGCACCAAGAGTTTGAACACCCTCAGAACCTCTATCTACCATAAGAAGGCTGTCGTGGCGACCATTTTGAACGCTTTGCTTAATGAGCTGGCTGTAAAGGCGAGGCTCCATCATAATGGTATCAGGACGACCGAAACGAGGAGCGCTGTGAAGCTCACCAAGAATGTCGTGTAGTTTAGTTGGGTCAAGAGCTGCACCAGCGTTAGAAGCAGTGTTCTCTGAGAAAGGCTGACCACCGAACTCATCTGCACGAGCTCCGCCAGTTCTTTCAATTTGCTTAAGAATACCGTCAAAAGACTGATTAGTTGCATCACGCTCTTCATCACCCCAGAATAACTGTTGCTCAACTTTGCGCATAAGGCTCATTGTTCCTCTTTCAGTTTCCTCAGCTAAACCATTTGGGTTTGAACCAACGATACCAACAAGAGTAGCAACATCAGAAATCTGACGTCTCTCTGCCATATATTTAATCTTTACAGATTTACGCTCATAAGAAGTAGCAGTTGCACCAAACTCATTAGCTCCGCCTCCGCTTTCGCCGATGAATGGGTCTAAATCCTGTCCGTGCTCTCTGATTACAGCATACTCGTGGAGAGTGTTGCTAACCTGAACTTTAGGAAGCATTGGCCATAGAGCCAAATCTTGCATAGTGTGAGTTGCAGAAGCAAGAGTGCCCTCAATGCTTTGCGGAACGATAGCACCAAAGCCGCTTGATGCGCTTTGTGATTGATAACCAACTTGGCTGTTCTTCTTAAGCTGGTCGTTAAGACGAGTTAGCTCGTTGATATTGATGTTTTCATTTATCTCTGGTAACATTGTATATATCTCCTATTAAAATTTAATGTTATGTAATGAAACGCCTGCTTCGAGCTGAGAAACTGCTTTGAAAAGCTCTTTACGGCGAGGAATATCAGCATTAGGGATTTCACTCAATGCTTTGCTGATTAGCTCTGAGCGAGTGGGAGCTGCAGCTTCCACAACTTCTTCTGTGCGAACTTCAACTGGTTGAGCAACAGTTTTAACGATAGGCTCTTTTTCAAGTTCATCAACTTTCTTAACGAGCTCTTCGTTTTCTTCTTTTGCTTCTTCAACAGTTTTAACCAACTCATCATTTTGAGCTGATAGTTCATCGTTTTCTTTTGCTAATGCTTCAGATTTTTCTTCTGCATCAACGACACGCTTTGCAATCGGTTCGACTTTTTCGTCGAGGTTCTTTGCAATTTCTTCTGCTTTGTCGTTGATACTCTTCTCAATATCTTCGGCAGAAGGAATAACCAAGCTATCAAACTTCTCAATTAAAGCATCAAACTTCTCATTGAGAGTATCGATTGCTTTTGAAAAAGTCTCAAGCTTTTCTGTTTGAACCTCAATCAATTCGTCGGCACCTTTTGCAATAACTTCTGAAGCTTTTACTTCATTATCGAGAGCTTCCTTAATATTTTTTAGAAGCTCCTCAACACGGTTGTTATTACTTTCGGTATTCATATGTATCTCCTATTCGAATTGAGTTGAAAGCTATTGTATTAGTTTTTTTGAACATTGTTTAACTATTGCGCATTACATAACAAAAGTGCTTTGCATATTGCTTACACTTTTTTTTTAACTTAATAGTTGCCGGCAAAAAACTTCTCCTGAGCAAGATACCAACATTCATATTACTATATATATACTTACTTTTATATTTTATATTATTTTACTAAAAAATTTATTACTTTTTTGCGATTAGCTTATTTATCCATCAACTGATGAACCAAAGCCATTATCTTTTCGTCTTTTATTTCTGGGTATTTTGAAAGTATTTCTTGAACTAAATCACGAACTTTAGCATCGTCATAATCTTCAGAAGAAACTTCATCTTCTAAGCTTTCAACGCGTATTTCTTCGTTTTTATCCATTTCGATACGAACATCTTCGATTGCTTGAGCTCCTTCGTGAGGTGCAATATCGTGCTCAATATCACCTGAAAGCTCTCTTTTGTGCTCAGGTTTAAGCTCATCTTCCATTTCAGGTAGCTTTTTATCCATCATCATCTGATGAATTGCTTCCATAACCTTTTCATCCATTAGTTCAGGATGAACTTCTAAGAGTTTTGCTGCAACAGCTTCTGGACTTTTATCTTCATATTTAATTGGTGCTTTATCCATATCGTAATACTTTTCTTTTCTTTTGTAATCGTATCCCATTTCCATTTCTTGCATTTCAACGCAAAGATAATGGTATGAAGCCTGAAGGTAATCTAAAGCTTTAGTAATCTTTGCTTGAACCCATTCAGGTAAGTCTGCATCTTGTGGTAATGAACCTAACAAGGCACATAGTTTCATTGAATAATCTTCGAGCATTTTACTTTGGCGATAGCTCATACCTAAATCATCATATTCTTTTTTCATTTCTTCCTCTTTAATAAGAATGTTTTTCTTTACGATTTCAAAGTCAGCATCTGTATTACAAGGATTAGCAGTAACGCTTACGTTTAATACCTTTGCTTTAGTAATAATGCTTGGATTTCTTGGGTCGCGAGCTTCAACTCTACCTTCAACTGAAAAACCAAGTTTGCGGTTTGAGCCTGCATCTTTCATTGCATTTATAGTTTCAAGAATATCTTTAACGATTTTCTTCTTTTTATAAAGCATACCTTTCATAGCAGTTGCTTTTACGCCATCCTTTTCAGTAGGCATAATCTTCAATGCTTCACCAAGTATATTCTCAACGCCACTTCTGTGCTCATAATTGAGATAACCACTCGACATTAGATAACTGAAATCTAAACCATCTTGTTTGATAATCTCACCACTCGCATCTGTTTTCTCTGAAGAGATAATGCCTTCAATAAAAACTTTATCATCTTTCGCTTTTGTGATGTTAAGAGATATAGGCTGATAAGCAACGAAAAAATCTTTATCTGTTTTAATCATATTGTTATCCTTTTATCTCTATGGGTAATTTTAATGCTTTTTCAAGTGGTATGTTATCATCTTCAATAGCTTTTTTAAGAAGTTGCATTGCCTTACCACCAACTAAATGCCAATCAGCACGTTTTTGATTGTATCTTTTTTGTATTTGCCAAGCTTTGTTAAACTGTGATTTTTTAAGCTCGCCTGATGCTAATCCTTTAGCAATTCTTAACGAAGCATTTGTGCCTCTTTTAAGTTTTTTATATTTTTCTTTAGCATAAACTGAAGTTCTAATAATCGCTTCACCTAATTCTATATATACAGGTTCTTGTGATTTTACTTCTTCTACACTTTTTTCAACGATGTTTTCTTCAACTTCAACACTTTTATGCACTTCAGCTTCTATTTCGTTGTTTCTTGCTTTTTTTAATAAATCTTGGAAACTCATATTGCCCTCTCTGCTTACAAGTTATTTTTTATTATATTCTGAAGGCACCACTTTATCCTGTTGTTTAGGATATAACTTATGCCATAAATCTATTTGCTTTTGAAGATTGTCTAAACGTTGTTTATCTGTATTACTCATCATCATCCTCTATTTCGTTTGCTTTAAGGATAATCTTTTCACACCAACTTATAGCTTCCAATCCACCCCAAGCCAATATCATAGTATAGCCGGCATCTTCATACCATTCTTTACCTTCAGGAATATCAGCATTCTTTTTGTGTCGTTTTAAGAAGCTATACATACGTTTAACTGTATCTAAAGAAATGTTTTCTCTATTAGCTAACTGCCTTGCTCTTTTCCAACCAACTGGTGTTCCATAATCAAGGTCATATTTTTCCTTAGCATCCAATGCTTTTTGTGCATTATCAGCAATATATTGAGGAACTACATATGTTTCTTCAGCTTTTTCTAAACTTTTTTTGCTGTCTAAATGTTCTTCCCAAAGGTGCATATCAACTTTTCTTGCTCCGCTTTTAGGCTCAAACAAGAATGCATAAACTCTTGCTCTTGCCCAAGATTGTGGTGTTTCACCGGGACGATGGCCTGATGTTGCATATGCTGCTAAACCTTTATCATAAACTTCTTCGATGATTTTCTTAGAAACGCCTGAAACTTTAGAACAAGCTCTAATAAACTCATCTTTTCCGCTTTCTTTTATTTCTTCACGAACCTTTTCTTCCATCTCCTCACGATGTTTTGTTTTCTTTTCAATGTCATCACCTGGGAGTGGTCCGTAAATGGTTTCACCTGTTTTTCTTTTATGCTCTTTACGTCTTTCAATCTCTTTTTCACGAGCTCTTGCAGTTTCTTCGTCTAAACCCTCAAAGTATTGTGCAGGATGTTCGTTTCCATCATCATCAAAATCAACCTTACTCTTTTCAATAGGAGCTTCTGGCTTTTTATCATCATTAGTAACGTCAGAAATACCTGCTTTAACTGCAGTTGCCTTAAGCTGGCCGTAATATGCTGCAATAATATCACCATCTTCAACTTCTTCTAAATCGTGCAAAGCTCTAATCTCATTTAATGTTTGATACTTCATACGATGTTCTTCCAGTTTAACTTTATCAAGCAAAGATATGCTATCTAAATAGTTAAAGCAGATTTCAAAACGTGGGTCAATCTGTGATATTACGTATTTATTTAACCAACCTTCAATACTTCTGATAAGAGGTCGTAATCCTTTTTCTTTACCCATTAAAATACGAGCATTTGGGTCGGCTGAAACAAATGAATTGCCTTGACCTTCTTGACCAAAAACAAATCCTATCTCTGCGGGATCCATCTGAAATACTGAGCAAGAAAGTTTTATTAAGTATTTCAACCAGTTATCATACTCCATCTCTTTGTTTGAAGTATTTAGGTTGATGCTTTGTATTTGTTCATCACCTTCAGGGTCAAGTTGTATAAGTGGTGTTCTTCTTGCATTATGAACACCGTTAAGCATTTGATAAAATTCTCTTCTAAACGCTCTAAATAAGTTTGGGTTCATTTTACTTTTAACAGCAATGATACCGTTTGCGTTTATTCCGTTTGTAAAGTTTGATGAGTTATATGTTTCTGCCTGATAAATGTTTTGTATCACACCGACTAATTCTTCCAACTCTGGAAAACCATATTTAAGAGCTTTTATATCTGTTCGTGGGCGTCTTATTCCGAAACATAGCTCTTTCTGTCCATATTCAGCAACTACTTTATTATTTATTACCTGCACATATGCAGTATTATCTTTATTTCTTCTACCTTGTTTAACTTCGTCTTGTGATAATTTTGCTCTTCTTATTGTTTTTGCATCAACAGGGGTAAATGCTACTACTTCGCCCAATCTATTTCTTATTACTTCAAAGTTGCATTGGTCATATGCTAAACTATCTCTAACTATTTGTTTTAGAAAACTTTCAAAATTTAGTTCAAAATCTGTAGGGTCAGAACCACAGTTTTCAATAAAGCTTCTAAGTTCAACCATCTTTTGTTTATCATCATCAGATGGCTCTTCATCTCTATCTTTTAATCTGATTGAAAAACCTAAATCATCATCATCTGAAAACCTTGCAAATTCTGCAATCTGATTTATTCTCGTTTGTAATATTGATGAAACTATTGGATGCTTTGTTAAGTTTTCAAGCTGGTCATATGTAATGGAGCTTTTTGCGCCCATATCGTGATAATAAGCACTTGCTCCACCTACGTCATTAAGCAAACTGATATTAGCCGCATCATATGGATTGAGTTCATAAGAACGTGCTTCCTTTTCTAACTCTTCGATAACGCTTTTATCAAGCTTCTCGTCGTTGTTTTTTTCTGTAAATTTGTCAAACCAAGATGGCATATATTACTCCGTTTATTTAATAACTATCTCATATTATAGCAATTTTTTACTAAGTTTTACTATTTAACCGTTATTTTGCATCAAATGTGCGATGTTAGTATCAATCCTTGTAAGGGTTTGTTTAACTTCGCTCATTTCGCCTTTTATTTCTGATATTTCAGATTTTAAATCCCTAATATCTCTCCTTTGCTCTCTTAACTGCTCAACTTCTGTTTCAAGCTTTTGAATTTGTTTCGCTGTGTCTTTAGCTTCTTTGTGCCAGGCAAAGAAAAATCCTAAACCGGCAATAATTGTGCCAACTGATAATACTATATTTGTTTCCATTTTTTCTGATGCCTTCTATAACGTCAAATAAATAAACAGGCTCCACCTCCTGTGTTCCCCGAAGGGCCACCCCATACGATAGGGGTATCTCATTTAACTTCTGTTAAACTTTCTATTTGATTATGTAAAAACATAAAGGTCGAAGTAGAAAGTTCATTCTACAACAACCTCGTTATTAGAATGTGCTTAAATCAACAGCTTTCCAAGTATTAGTTGAAACACAAACATAAAGTTTGTTGCTGTCGAAACGGATATCACCAGCTGTTCCACTTGCAGAAGCAGAAGCAGGAGCTGAGCCGCTTGAACGTAGAGCACCTTCAAGAGTAGAGTTAGCCTTAATGGTAGAAGCCTCAAAGTCAGCAAGAGAATATCCACCTTGACTATCATCAACGGTAGTTGAAGGCTCTGTATCAGTAGTAAATACCTTGAATTTGTCATCAGTTTCGTCGAAAGCAAATCCACAGAAAGCACCTGAAGAACGCTGTGAGTAGAAACCGTGATCCTTAGCTGATGTATTATTTACACCAAGCTCGATTAAGGTATCAGCGAATGAGATGTTAGCACCTGAAGCACTTAACTGACCAGAAGCTGTAATATTACCAGTGATAACTGCAGCACCTGAAAGTGTTAAGTTACCACCAACGTCAAGGTTAGAGGTAATATTCACAGAGTTAGGTAAGCCAACTGTAAATGTTCCGCCACTCTCAGAAACATCAATCTCTGAAGAAGTTCCTTGAACGTTCATTGAGCCACCAAGTGCAACCGCTGTTCCACCAACTGTGATTGAGCTATTAGCAAGCATTGAGTTCTCTACAGAACCTGCCTGAATTGTAGCAGTGAGAGTAGCATCTGCGCTACCATCAATTGCAACAGAACCACCTAAATCTCCACCGAGTGAAAGAGTTCTTGAAGAAGCCCAAGCACTTGCAGTAGCAGCATTACCATTAAGAGCAGCTGTAATAGTTGAAGGAAGTCCGATTGTATAAGTTCCAGAACTCTCACCAACTTCTACTTCGTTGCTTGTTCCTTGGATAGTAAGTGTTCCACCTAATGCAACAGCTGAAGAGTTGCTACCATCACTGAAAGTAAGAGAGCTGTTATCCAACATTGTATTAGTAATCTGACCGCTAGCAATACTTGAAGTAAGCTGTAAGTTGCCAGTTCCGTCGAAGCTAACCGCTGCTGCACGAACCGGGCCAGCATTGATTTCAAAGTTTCTTGCAGTTTCAAGAGCAGTTGCAGTAGCAGCATTTCCTGAAGTATCAACATTGATTTCTGAAGGTAAGCTCCAAGTTAAATCATTTCCACCTGAAGAATAACCGATAGAAATCTGATTTGCTGTTCCGTTAAAGTCAAGGCTATCACCTAAGTTGATATCTTCAGCAGCTGAGCCATCAACAGTGATTGAGATACCGTCGTTAGCAAGCATTGTGTTAGAAATCTGACCACTTGCGATAGTAGAAGTAAGGCCTACGTTTCCTGAACCGTCGAATGTGATATTAGCAGCGCGAACTGGGCCAGCAGTAATACCAATAGAACGTCCAGTTTCAAGAGCAGTTGCTGTTGCAGCATTACCAGAAGTATCAGAGCTGATGTTTGAAGGAAGGCTATAAGTAATCTCATTCTCAGAAGCAGAATAATTTACTGTTAAATCACCACCCTTAGCAAACTTAAGTGTAGAACCTAATGCTCTGTCATAATCAACACTATCAACTTGAATAACGAGTTTATCATTTTGGAGCATCGCGTTTGTGATTTGGTCATTTGCGATAGATGAAGTTAGTTGGCAATTACCAGTTCCGTCAAAACTTACTGCAGCAGCTCTAACAGGTCCTGCATTGATTTCAAAGTTTCTTGCACTTGCCAAAGCAGTAGCTGTAGAAGCATTACCATTTACAGCAGCTGTGATTGTGCTTGGTAAGCCAATAGTAAAGGTTCCTGAGCTTTCACCAACCTCAACCTCATTAGAAGTTCCTTGAATGGTAAGAGTTTGACCTAAAGAACGTGCAGATGAATTTGAGCCATCGCTGAAAGTAATAGAAGAGTTAGCAAGACGTGAGTTAGCAACTGTTCCATCTTTAAGAGCAATATCTAATGCGACGTTGCCTGTTCCGTCATAACTAATAGCATCTGCAGTCATTTCTGTAGAAGAAACAGAGAAGTTTCTTGCTGTTTCCTGTGCAGTAGCTGTTGCAGCATTACCACTTGTATCTACGTTGATTGTAGAAGGAAGGCTGAAGGTAAGGTCATTATTAGCAGCAGAGTAAGCGATAGCAACTTGGTTCGCTGTTCCGTTAAAGTCAAGGCTATCACCTAAGTTGATATCCTCACCACCGGTGCCATCAACTGTAAGAGTAATACCATCATTTGCAAGCATTGAGTTTTCAACTGCACCACTTTGGATTGTTGCTGCAATGTTGATTGCTGCAGAACCGTCAAAGTTTGCGCTACCTGCAACATCACCAGAAATCTGGATTGCACGAGTAGTAGCTAATTTAGTAGCTGTTGAAGCATTACCTGTAAGCTCACCAGCAAGTGCAGTAGCAGAAACTGAAGAAAGACCGCTAACAGTTGAAGGTAATCCAACTGTGAATGTGCCAGAAGAACGTGAAACCTCAACCTCATTTGAAGTTCCTTGAATTGTAATTTGATTACCAAGCTCAACTAATCCTGGAGTGTTTCCATCTGAGAAGTTATAACCTGGGTTTAAAATCATTGAGTTTTCTACAGCGTCTTCCTGAATGGTAGAAGCGATAGAGATGTTTCCTGTTCCGTCGAAAGAAGCTGTTCCGCTGATATCACCACTAACTGCGATATTTCTTGCAGTTTCAAGAGCTGTTGCTGTATCTGCATTACCAGTTAAATCACCGGTAACATTACCTTCGAGGTGTGCAACGAGTGTTGCTTTATGAGAACTTGAAAGTGTGCCAACAGTTGTTGAAGGCTCAGAAACAAGGTCCTTAAAGAGTTTGAATTTACCGCTGTCAGATTGGTCGCGGAATAAACCGTGGTATTTAGCACTTCCGTCATTTGATTGTCCGTAAAAACCGATATCTAATGTATCACCAGTGTTTCCACGAGCAAGTTTAATCAATGGATCTTCAGCCTCAACTGTAGATACCTGTAAAGATGTTTGTGTTCCAGTAACTGTAAGATTACCTTGGATTTCAACGTTTCCAGAAGTAGTCATAGTTTCTGCTTGGACGTCTCCCACGTGGAGTGTGCCCCATTTAATCGAGCTCGTACCTAAGTCGTGGCCCTTATTACTGTCGCCTCTTAATGCGCTCATAATTTATTTCCTTTCGAATTTGCAATTTATTTAGGTTTCTGATGCCGTAGAAAGGTCGTTTCTAATACTATATATATCGAAAACGTCTTATTTTATCTATTTCTTAAAAAAAAATTCGCACAATACAACTATTGCTGGTTATTTATATATAATAATAAAAAACTCAGAAAGGTTTATGTAATGAGTAAGAAATATGAAAATGGTTTTCAAAACCCTAAAATACAAAAAGAGTTAGGAAAACGTGGAGCAGCTGCTTCACTTGAGAAACAAAGAGAAGAAGGCTCTGGTTTTTTTGATGCCGAGAATAAATCCAAAGGTGGCAAAGCTGCTCAACCTACTCTTAAAAAAGAAGAGAAAGGATTATATTCAGAAGAAGTTAGAAAAGCTGGCACTAAAGCAGCTGTTAAATCTAAAAACTTTATGAATAACCAACAAAAAAGTTGCCCATACTGTGGTTATACAAATAATCCGGGCGTTGTGGGTAGGCATATGAAGAAATGTTCAAAGATGCCTAAGCCAGATTTATCAGAAGAAGAAATCGAAGTTCAAGAGCTTCTAAAACAACAAGCTGAAGAAGCTCTTAAAGAGCTCCTATCTTAACCGCTGAACTTACCTTGGAAGACTGCATCACCCGAAACTGGATGAGCGTGGAAGTGGCGTCCGCCATTTCTCTCTGCCTTTGTTCCGTAGAAGATAAGATCGGTAGTAGCATTTTCAGAAGCAACGAGAGCTCTGATATAACCATTTGCTCCACCTAACTTAATCTCAAATGGCCCATAGTGTGATTTAAGGCACTCAACATCGAAGCCGTAATAAACTTCATCATCTGTATCGTGAGAAATCCAAACACCACCATCACTTATCTCAAGCTGTTCAACTCTTAAATCAAGTGCTGAAAGTGTTGTGCTATTAGCTTTAAGTGCAATAGCATCAGCATTTGTTTTAATTTGAGCATCTAATGCTTCATCTGCAGCCTTAAGTGTGCTTACAGATTGAAGATAGTTTGTGCTGCTATTTGCTGAGTAAGTTCCATCAGTTCCTAAACCTGCACCTGCTTGTGTATCATCCAACTCAGATTGTAAGTTAGCAATGTTTGAGCTACCAAGTGATGAGATAGAGCCAGCATTTGTGCTTACCTGACGGTCAAGAGCTTCAATAGCTTCAATAACATCTTCACTATCTGAAATGTAGTTTGTATTAGCATAGCTGTTCTTAACACCAGTTGATGAAAGTCCAAGAGCAGAAATCATATTCAAACGAATATCACTTAGAAGCTTTTGGTTTGTATCAAGAGTATCAAGTGCTGCAACGATTGTGCTTGAAGAATTGAGGAAGTTTGTTCCACTAATGCTTAAGCTACCATCAGCTTGTAATCCTACAGAAGCCTCAACAGTATTTATTGCTGAAGTTAAAGTGCTATCTGCAGAAGCTCTTGAAGAAGCTTCAGATGTAATAGCATCAGCATTTGTTTTAGCTTGTGTATCAAGAGCTGTTATCTCACCAACAATCGAAGTTGCACTGTTAAGATAATTTGTAGAAGTTCTTGAAACGTATCCACCACTTGTTGATAATCCGATAGATGCTTGTGAAGTATCAACCTCAGATTGAAGCGCAGTAACTGTAGATGAAGCCGCCTTAGTTGCTATAGCAGTTGCGTTTGTAGCAATCTGTGCATCAAGCAGGGTAGCTTCGTTGATAACCGATGTAGCACTATCAAGATAGTTTGAACCACTTCTGCTTTGATAAGCTCCAGCAGTAGATAATCCAACACTTGCCTCAACAGTATTGATTGCAGAAACGTTAGTTGCGATATCTGTATCATTACTTGTTATAGCAGCTTCAGCAACATCCAAAGCATCCTGTGTTGTTTTAAGTTGAGTATCTAACTGTGTAACTGCAGCCTTTAAGCTTGAAGATGAAGTTGCATAGTTTGCACCACTAATAGCTGAATAAGCTCCACTTGCACTAAGGCCAACTGCACTCTCAATAGCATCAACTTCGCTTTGTAATGAAGAAAGTGAAGAAGAAGTTGCTAAGGTAGATAATGTTGAGTTGATAGAAGATATATCACTATCATTACTTGCAATAGCATCAGCATTCGCTTTAATTTGTGTATCTAACTTGTCATCAGCATCTTTTAAGCTTGAAGCTGAGTCGATATAGTTAGCACCACTGTTAGCAGTATAAGCACCAGCAGAAGTTAAACCTGCACCAGTTTGTGTAGCATCCACTTCACTCTGTAGAGTAGAGATTGTGCTATTTACTGAAGTTATTGCGTTAGCTCTTGCAGTTTCTTCAGCATCAACTTCATCTTGTGTAGTCTTTAACTGAGTATCAAGTTGAGCAACAGCAGCCTTTAAGCTTGTTCCACTATCAGCAAAGTTTGCACCTGAAATAGCGGTATAACCACCATCACTATCAAGTCCGATTGAGCTTTCGTGTGTATTAGCTAAAGTCTGAAGTGATGAGATATCGCTATCGTTAGAAGAAATCTGTGAAGATAAAGAACTAATATCACTATCGTTAGAAGATATAGCGTCAGCATTTGTCTTAACTTGTGTATCTAAGCTACTAACTGCACCCTTAAGTGTAGAAGCAGTATTAAAGTTTCCAGTAAGTGCTGTATAACTACCATCAGAGTTAAGTCCTACACCGCTTTCTATTGCATCAATCTCTGTTTGCATTGCTGTGATAGTAGAGTTAGAAGCAAGTCCTGAAATAGCAGCTGCGTTTGTAGCAATATCTGAAGTATTACTTGCAATATCATCTGCGTTAGTCTTGATTTGTGCGTCTAATTTATCATCTGCATCTTTAAGAGAAGAAGCTGAAGTTAAGTAGTTGCTGCTACTATTTGCTGAATAAGCTCCAGCAGCACTTAATCCTGCTCCACTTTGAGTTGCATCAACTTCAGATTGTAAAGCTGTTACCGATGAAGCAGAAGCTTTATCACTTTGTAGAGCTGAAATATCACTGTCGTTAGAAGCTACATCTGCTTGTAATGAACTAATATCACTTGCGTTGCCACTGATACTTGAAGTATTAGTAGAAATACTTGATGTATTACTATTTACTGTAGTTGTAAGTGAATTTACTGAAGATGTAGAAGCTTTAAGAGCTATTGCATCAGCATTAGTCTTAATCTGTGCGTCAAGTTTATCATCAGCATCTTTAAGGCTACTTGCAGAACCTAAGTAGTTTGAGCTACCAGGAGCAGTATAAGCACCACTTGAAGAAAGTCCAGCACCAGTTTGTGTGGCATCAATCTCATTTTGCAATACAGTAATCTGACCGCTTGTTGCACCACTACCAGCTGTTAAAGTAGAAACGGTAGAAGTAAGTGCAGCAATATCAGTTTCATTTGTATCAACCTGTGCATCCAATAAACCTAAAGCAGATTTAACTGAAGTAGCACCATTTATATAGTTGCTTGAAGTATGAGCTGAATAGCTACCATTAGCATTCAATCCAACACCTGTTTGAGTAGCATCTACTTCAGATTGTAATGAAGAAACTGTAGAACTATCTGCTTTGTTTCCAACTGTAGTAGTTAAAGAAGCAAGAGAAGCCTCAGCAGTATCTAAATCACTTTGAGTATTTGATAACTGGCTATCCAATGCGTTGATTTCACCACGAACGGATGAAGCTGATGAAATAAAGTTTCCACTTGAGTTAGCAGAGAAACTACCATCTGTAGCTAATCCTACTGCAGCCTGAGTATCATCTACTTCAGATTGTAGGCTTGTAATAGCTGAAGAAGAAGCTAAGTTAGCAATCGCATCTGCGTTAGTTTTAATCTGCGTATCTAATCTATCGTCTGCATCTGCAAGGCTTGTAGCACTACCAAGATAGTTTGAGCTTGAAGGAGCTGTATAAGCTCCACCAGTTCCTAAGCCGGCACCACTTTGTGTAGCATCTAACTCAGATTGTAATGCAGTAACTGAAGAAGTAGAAGCTTTTCCACTTTGTAAAGTAGAAATAGCAGCTTCAGCAGTATCTAAATCGCTCTGAGTAGTGTTAAGTTGTGTATCAAGTGCATTGATTTCACCGCGAACTGAAGAAGCAGAAGAAATAAAGTTTCCGCTTGAGTTTGCAGAGAAAGAGCCGTCAGTATTTATACCTACTGCAGCTTCAATAGCATCGACCTCGGCTTGGTTAGGCGCACCAGTTTGTAGAGAAGAAACTGTTGCTTCAAGAGTATCTAAATCAGATTGTGTGCTATCAAGCTGAACATCTAACTGAGCTACAGCTGCTTTAAGACTGCTTGACGACGTAGCATAATTTGCTCCACTAATTGCAGAATAACTCCCATCGGCAGCCAATCCTACAGAAGCCTCCACTGTATTGATAGCAGAAGCGTTAGTAGAAACGCCAGATGTATTAGAAGATGCAGAACTTTGTAGAGTTGCTATATCGCTTTCATTATCACCAACTCTAACTGTTAAAGCATCAATCTCACTTCCGTGAGCGATAACCTCTTGAGATAAGTCGTTAGAAGAAGTTAAAGTTTCCTGACCAACATAATTTACAATCTTATGTAGTGCATCTTTAAGCGACGTTGCAGGGCTTCCACCACCAATAATAGGTAGATTACCACCACCTGAATTAGTAAATGCTGGTAATGAGCCATCTGTATTTAATCCTGCAGAAGCTTGAGTAGTATCTACTTCACTTTGTAATGCTGTAATAGCTGCATTTGAACCCAAACCGCTAATAGCTGCAGTATTTGTAGCAACCTGTGCATCAATACCTTCAACTGCTTCTTTAATAGTTGCAGAAGCAGAGTAGTTATTAGTATTAGCATAAGTGCCAAGTGTTCCGTCAGTTTGTAATCCAACAGAAGCTTCGATATCATCAATCTCATCTTGAATTGCTGTAAGACTACCATTACCTAATGAAGCAATGTCGTCTGCATTTTGTTTGATTTGAGCATCTAATTTATTATCAGCATCTTTAAGACTTGAAGCAGAGCCAAGATAGTTTGAAGAAGTAGGTGCAGTATAACTTCCATCTGAGTTAAGTCCAGCACCAGTTTCGATTGTATCAATCTCACCTTGTAATCCACCAAGATTTACACCTGATAGAGTATTTATTTGGTTCTGTAGATTATCAATTTTATTTTGCGTAGAAACCGCGAAGTTTTCATCATCTCCGATAGCAGCAGCCAACTCGTTTAATGTATCAAGTAATGCTGGCGCTCCATCAATCAACTGGTCGAGCATAGCCTTTACACCAGCGGGAGATGCTGCTTTGTTATCTATGATGCCTGCAAGGTGTTCCTGTGCAGTAGCAAGAGCAAGCAAACCACCTTCGGTAGTCGAGGCATAACCTTGCCCGGTTTTGAGAATAGCCATATTATTTTAATCCTTTCTATATGTTTATAGTTTTATTTTCTTTCAAAGAATGTTGCAAAAACAACGATATCACCTTGAGCAGCATCAGGATTTTGAAAAGTAACTTCAATACTATCAAAAATAGGGTCGTCTTCTCTTCCGAGCAAAATCAAATCATCACCAGCATCCGCTGCTTGACCAGCAACTGGGTCGATAAACTGTAGATAATCTGAAGTGCCAACTGGACGATATCTCATTCCAAATGTGCCACCGTGATCGAGGCAAGTAACTTGAACTTTGCTCATTCCTGAAGAGGCTGGGTTAAAGCCTAAGTTAGAGGGTGAAAGACGTAAGTCATCACCAAATGCAGGATTTACGATACCATCAGTGCCTGCAGTAATCTCTGTAATAGTTCCGCCTAATGCATTTGATAGAGCAACAGTAGCAACGGCTCCACCTTGAAGCTGTTCAAACTTAATCTCAGTATCACTTAGACGAGAAACTTGAACTTGTAGGCCTGAGTTTGCATCTCTTTTCATAATTGCATCAAAAAGTCTTTGTGTTCTTACAGCTTGTGAAGGAGTGTCAGCTGAAGGAAGTAAAACAATGTTTCCTGCAGCACCATTTTCAAATAGTGTGTTATCAAATCTGAACTGTAGTTGGTCGCCATCAACATCTGAAATGGTAATAGTTACACCGTCAGAGTTTGCTCCAGCAACTGCAAAAGAAACAACTTCTTTAACTTTGTTTATTCTTGTCGGAACGACAAATTTTCTTACTTTGTATTGCATTTTAACCTTTTCTTTCTGCGGGTTTGTGCCTCGCTATTTATTGTTTAGGTAATTTTAAGTGTGGATATGAGTTTTCAATGTATCTATGGAAATATTTTCCCTTACTTTTTGCTGTTAGAAACGAATTGAAAACGCTCAAAGGCACGCCTGCATATAAATACCGACTGCCATTGTGAAACTCTAAAAACATACTGTGTTTGTATGTATCATAGGATACGCGACTAATGTGGGCGCTTTCGACTTCTCGCATTATAACTTCAGCAGGAAGAAACTTTGGCTCAACTTCATAGTAGCTATCCCAATCTGGAACATCAATCATATGTTTATAACCGCCTTATTATTATATATAACGCATATGCGAAAATTTTATACTTTCATACACTTTTTTCCGTGCTATAATACTATGTATCTCGCACATAGTGTTTTTTATTATTAAAAATAAAAAAAATAACAGCTTTGTATAACGAATAAATAATTATATTAAAAAAGAAAGGTTTTTTAATGAGAAAAAGTAGAGGTAAATATACAACATTACCCGGAGTAGATGTAAAACCTTGGAGAAACGTTGCAGAAGAGATGAGAAATGATGGCCATCAAATGAACACAGCAACTGCACGCAATCACTTCAACAGAATAATGGTAAAACTTGCTAAACCTATTTTAGAATACTATGGCATAGAAGCAACACCACAAAAACTTAAAGAAA